CGATCCTGTTAAGCTCGGCAGCCAATAGCACACAAGTTATACTAGAGGACACACCGAATGTTGGAGACACAACTACTATTACAACTGTTACTACTGGTAATCCTGTTGTAACAAACAATTTAATTTCACAAAACTGGATTGATGGTAGTTGGGTTGGAACTATGTTCCCAGACTCATCTGACATAAATGAAAACACTTGGCTAACTGGTAAAGACGGTAAGTATGCAGAAACTACACTAAACTCTGAGGACTATGTTACATTACAAGAACTACAACAGGGATTTACTTCTACTTTTGGTGCACAAATAAGATGGTGGAACCATGTTGAGTCTACGGTAACTATGACTCAAACTATCACTGATGGCATAGACGCTACAACACAAAGCACAACCTTTCATGACACAACTAATTCTAGTTATCAAGTTAATCCGTACGGTAACACTTTAGTAATGAGTCCTGATCCTGACATGACACACGGCACTGCAACATATAGATTTGATTTCAATATACAAGGCAACAAAAACTATAACGGAGGCCATGCAGGTGTTGATGTGCGAGATCCTACAGCGGTTATAGACTATACTGCACTTAGCTCTACTACAGTTACTACAGTAGAATATTGTTGGCAAAAGAACCCACCGACATGTCCTGGTCAAGACGAAATAGAAGATGTGCAAGAACAACTAGAACAGTTTGAGTTGATGGAGTTTACAATACCAGAAGATATATTTACAGAGCCACCACCAATGGTTGAATACTCATTCAATCCTGTGTTTGAAGAAGAAATAGAAATAGAAGAAGTTTACGATTTAATGCCGACTGAATTTTTTTTTGAACCTGAGTATATCGAAGAAGTTTTCGTGGAAGAATACATTCCAATGGATGTTGTCGTTATTGAAGAAATAGAAATGTTTGATGAGCTGCCACCCATGGAGTTTTTTGATGAGCTGCCATCTCTAGAAATATTTGAAGAACTACCTCCGATGGAGGAGGTATACATGGAAGAAATAGTTATGGAGGAAATGTTTGTAGAAGAATTTACAGAGGAGATGCAAGAAGAGTTTATTGAAGAAGTCTTTGAAGAAGTTATTGTAGAAACAGAACCTGAACCAGCACCTGAGCCTGAACCAGTAGAAGAGGTGGCAATGGTCGAAGAAAAACCAGTGATGGAAGAAGTAAAAGAAGAACCAATTGAAGAGGAGATTGTAAGTGAAGAAATTACAGAGCAACCCAGTAGCGAAGAAGTTGTTGCAGACGAACCAGCACCGACAACAGAGATTGCCAAACAAGAGGAAGCAATCGAGGAGCCAACTCAAGAACAACCTAGCTCAGATGTGGAAGTCGATTTAGATATAAAAGTTGCAGCCATAGAGAAGGCCATACAAAGCAAGATAAAGAACGAAATGCAAAGAGTCAGCGTCACTCTTGATGTTATTAACGAGATTGTTTCACGTGAAATAACACAAGGCCAAGCTGATATTTCTAGTTATTTTGATACAAACACTGCTTTGTTTGACACTAGACAATTGCCTGGTGGTGACCCGGCGTTCTTCCTACAGGCCAGCCTTGCAAGCTACGATAAAACCATATATGCTACACAAGCAAGCATTGCAGGTACAGACCCTGTAGTCCAGCACCAAATAAAAATGCAGGAATACAAAAAGAATACTAGCGATGCATATAGAAATCTTATGGAGTTATTAAATGCAAGGAATGATCAGTAAACTATCGTCTTATGCTGCACTACTAGGTGTCATTGGCGCCATTGGTGGTGGTTTTATGGCATGGGGCGAGTTCAATAACAGAATAGCACAGCTAGAAAACAAAGAGTTTGTTGTCAACGAGACTGTAGATCTATCTGGTATCAATCAAAAAATAGAAGACGTTATCAAAGCAATCGAGGGAGTCAAAGCTGATGTCAAAATAAATGATGCAGCTATTAAGTTTCTTGATGCAAAGATAGAAGAACTAAAGGCATCGTTAGATAATCCGTTATTGTAATGAAACTCTCGGAAAACACTAGTATCTCACTCCCGGCACGTAACTTAATAGCCATCCTGGCGGCGGTCGCGATCGGCACCATGTCATACTTCTCCATTATTGAGCGTCTTAACTCTATTGAATCAGATTTAAGACTGATACACAAAGATATAGAAGCAGCGAATGCTTTTATTGACGGTGTCCCCAAAGGCGACATGGTCAGTCCACAAGTCCAAGAGCTCTACATGTTGGTTGAATATCTTTCAGGTAATGTGGACAAGCTTAAAGCTCAGATGGAAGAAGAGATACCAATGATACTAAAGAACGATATGGTTATACAATTTCATGAGGAAAGATTAATAGATTTGGAGTCAAAACAAAATGGAGTCCATTAAAGTTGTATTTGCAATATTGATGATACAGAACGGTTCTACAATTGAGATGGTGCCGACGGAGGGCCTCAGCGACTGTCTCAAGCAGAAACGTATTATTTCTAGAAATATCGGAGAAGAACAAGAAGGAATATACATGCAATGTAAGGAGGTCACGGCATCTCTCTACGAAGACATGGGCCGACTTAAAATTAAAAAAATCATAGAATAGTGGAAGTCAGAGTTTACCTAGCTTTATTTATTTTAGCTCTTTTATTTATGTGGACAGCATCCTTGTAAAATAGAGTAAATTAACTTATACTTACGTCATGGGTTTACCCAAACAATTATCAGAACAACAAAAGAAATTTGCGGAGTTATTGGTTTACAATGAAGGACGTAAGACACCGACAGAATGTGCTATTGAAGCAGGCTATGCAGAAGGTTCTGCGCACGTACGGGCTTCAGAATTACGAAATCCGAATAAATTCCCCCTCGTCGCCAAATATATCGGTGAGCTTCGTGCCGAAGTGCAGAAAAAATATGAGGTCACGTTTGAAAGACACATTACTGAACTTGGTAGGATTAGGGAGCAAGCCTTATCAAAGGGTGCATTTAGTGCTGCGGCCAACGCTGAGGTCGCGCGAGGCAAAGCAGCAGGACTCTACATCGAACAAAAAATAAGTTTGACTGGTAAGATAGAAGATTTATCTATTGAAGAATTAGAAAGCAAAATGAAAAAGATATACGAAGACAACAAGGTATTAATAGAAGGAGAGTATACAGTTGGCAAAGAAGAGTAAGCTGTATAGTGAACACATACCTGGACCAAAGAAGAGAACATCTATTGGACAGAGCATACGATCACGACCTAAAAACAAAAACAAACGTAGAAATTTTAAAAAATATAGAGGACAAGGAAAAAGAAGATGACATCACTTTACCAATTTAGACATCATATAGACGAGGGCACAGAACTACCATGTTTTGTTTTAAACAAAATATTAAGCCCAGAAAATTGTGACGACACGGTGGAAGAATTAAAAGATAAAGTTACAGTAGCACAACACCAACACGAAAATAAATTAGAGCTAAGTCAAAACTCTGACATTAGAGATAGTGGTGTGCATTGGTTTAACAATCCCAACTTATCAAATATAATAAGAGGTTGTGTAGATATTGTAAATTATGAGTCAGGTTGGCAATACGATATTAGAGATCAAGAAACTTTTCAATTTACAAAATATAAAAAAGACCAGCACTACGGGTGGCATACAGATGGACATGGTTGTCATAAGTCAGCCAGGAAGAGTGCAAATTTACACAATAACGATACTTTACAATACACAAGGCAAACTAATTTATTAGGCACGGTCAGGAAGATAAGTGTCAGTGCTATTTTAAATGAAGATTATGAGGGTGGAGAGCTACAATTTAAAACACTTACACCAATGGGCAAAGTACAGATTGCCACCGTCAAGGGTAACAAAGGTGATGTAATTGTGTTTCCCTCTTATATAAATCACAGGGTAACACCTGTAACAAAGGGCACTAGGTATTCTGTTGTTGCATGGTACGGAGGGCCACCATTCAAATGATTAGTAGACACTGGTATGACACAAAGAAACTAATCCAGGTATTGGAAAAGTTTAATGAAAGCGAAGAGGGTAAGCATGCAAGGGTGCAGATGATAATACCAGCAGGTAGGGCCCCTGATCAGCGTGAGTTTAACATCAAGGAGATTAGATTAGTTGACAACAAGATAATTGGTGCAACAGAAAAACATAGACTGATGATACTAGTAGAATGATCAAGAAATTTATATCGACATTGTGGGGACAACCAGACAAAGGTATATACGAAGAGCCAGACCCTGCTGATCTATCTGTAGAGAATGCATACAAGACAAGATGGATCTGGTATCACACAATATTAGCAATAGAATTGCTTGTGATTATCATACTTTTGACAGCCATTTTAGTGGCAATAGCCATCAAGTGATTTACTTTGAAAAGCGAGTCAAAACTTTGGCAAAAAGTTAAGAAAAATACACCTGGAATAATCTGGACACGCATTGAATCTTGGGCATCTTTTGGCTTTCCTGACCTAGTAGGATACCATGAAAACTATGGTTTTTTTACAATGGAGCTAAAAGTAACAAAAAGTAAAAAAGTTAGTTTCTCACCACACCAAATTGCCTTCCATATACGCCATCCTACGCACACGTTTATCTTAGTGCAGACGCACGGTCATAGCTGCCCAAAACTTTATACAGGAGCCATGGTCCAAGAGCTTGTGGCTAAGGGCACCGATGCTTGTAGCTTGTCGCTTGATGCTTGGGGCTTGTTGCTTGAGGCTTGTAGCTTGCAGCTTGCCGCTTGGCGCTTGTAGCTAGACGCTTGCCACAATAATCGATGCGCACCGCCATGAAACGGCCGGCCACGTACAGCAGCGCTGTACGTCTAGTGTTTTCCATATGCTACGTTCTTAATATTACGATCCCAACAGGCCCGGCAGTCTTGGCAGGCGTTCCCCTGGTCCGGAGCTGGGCAGCTGCGGCCAGTTGTAACCACCGTCGACGTTAACGGCCAGGAGCCCGGCGCTGGTCCATCGACCTTCGTCGCGCTTAACCTTATCGTTAAGTT